TACGACTTGGTTGAGCGCAAGGCAATCGATTACGTTCTGGCTTCGGATCTGGGTATCACCCCTGATACCTCCATGCCTGACGCATTCGGTGGCTCTGTTGCTTCTGCCTACACAGCCGATTACCGAGTTCCCACGTATATGGGCCTCCGAGTAATTATCAGCGATGATATTACTAATTCGGCCGGTACTTATGCCGCTTATTTCTTCACCAATGGCGCAATCGCCACGGGGGAGCAAGCGAGCATGCGGACAGAAGTAGATAGAGACATCCTCGCCAAGAGCGATGCCATGTCTGTCGACATGCACTACATCCACCACCCTGTTGGTGCGAAGTGGAACGTGACCACCACGAACCCCACCCGCGCTCAACTGGCCACTGTAGGTAACTGGAGCAAGGTGTACGAAACCAAGAACATTGGAATCGTGCGTGCTTCGATCACGTCCAATTACGACTGATAGGAGTAACAAACCATGGCTTCTCTCTTTGAAGTAACTGCCGGCAAGGCCATTGGCTACGTCAGCGGTAACGGTGGTGCTGTTACTCAGGCCACCAGCAAGTCCACTGGCGTCACGCTGAATAAGCCCTGTGGCGCCATCACCATGAACAACGCATCGCTGAGCGGCGACGCTGAAGTGACCTTCACGGTTACCAACAGCGAAGTTGCTGCCACTGATGTGGTTCTGGTGTCCGTTAAGTCCGGTGCTACCACTGGTAAGTACCTGCCTTTCGTGACCGCTACTGCCGCCGGTAGCTTTGACATCACTGTTTCCAATGTCGGTTCTACCGCTGGTGAAGCTGTGGTGCTCAACTTTGCAGTGATCAAAGCTGCTGCTGCCTGATGGCAATGTTCGCCTTCCGGCGACTGCGTGAACAGGAGGCTCTGGTTTCGACTGGGGCCTCTTTTTCTAATGCAGAGCCCACTCCTAAACTTGAAACAGAAGAACCGACGCCTAAAAAACGTCGCACTGTAAAGCCCAAGGCGGAGCCCACCGATGCCAATCTCGATTAACGCCACGGTTGGTTCGGCTTCGGCGAATTCTTATCTGACCTTGGCTGATGCACAGGCCATTGTTGATGGATTTGTTGAGGATGAGGATGTTGTGGCATGGGCTTCGGCAACTACTGATCAAAAGAACCGAGCCCTTTACAGCGCCACTCAACGCCTTGATCGTGAGCGTTTTCTAGGTGCAAGGGCAACGGATACCCAAGCGTTGCAATGGCCTCGCACAGGCGTTCGCAAGCCTGATACCTACATCAATACCTACGCGGTGGGCTTTCCATTTCGCATCACCACCGACTACTACACCGACACCGAAATTCCTGATCGGATCAAGTTTGCTCAGGTTGTGCTCGCCGTTTACCTGAACAACAACAAAGACGGCCTTGGGCTCAGCGGCATTGAGGATTACAGGTCAGTACAGATCGGCACGTTGCGTGTTGAGTCGATGGGTGCCAGCAGTATGGCCACAGGCGCTGATCGTGTGCCGCCCATTTTTGAAAGGTATTTGACCGGCCTTAGAATCAGTGGACCGGGTAACTTTTCTATCAAGCGGAGTTGATGATGGCCGACAACGACTCCTACAACATTGGTTTTGAGTACATCAGCGACACCGCAGCCCATACAGGCCGGTTTTACAAGCTCTATGCCTTGGCTGATGCAGTGATCAGTACGGCGACCGTGCAAAACGCCAGCGGGAACGACTTCACCTCTGTTCCTCTTGGTAAGGGCGACGAAATTGAAGGTGTATTCACCAGCGTCACGCTGGCTTCAGGCAAAGTCGTTGCCTACAAAATCTGATCATGTCTACGAACGAGATCGATCCGAGCTACAGCATTGGCGCTAATTTCGTCAACACGACGGCAGCGCAAACAGGGCGTTGGAATCGAATTGTGATTGCTAAAAACAACACCTCGTTCACCGCTATCACTGTTCAGAACTACACCGGCAACACATTGGTTGGCGAATCCTTCCCAGCCGGCTTTGAGCTTCAAGGTGTGTTCACAGCATTCACCCTTGCCTCTTCTGGGGCTGTCATCGCCTACAAGATCTGATCATGTCAAAATCCAAGGGCGGCGCTTCTGTTATTGATTACGCGACTGGCGCGGAAGTCATCACTGATACTGCTACACACACAGGCAAGTTCAGTCATATTGATTTCTGGGAAAACAGCACGGTTGATGAGATCATTTCAACCAACGTCATTGATAACAACTTCTCTGGTGCCACTATTGACGCTGGTGCTCACTTAACTGGTTATTTTACCAGTATCAAACTCCAAAACGGCGCTTGCCTCGCCTACAAGATCTGATGGCACTTGCTACCTCGCTTCGTAAGACCGCCAGCAAACTGATGCTCAGGTTCGGTGGCCTTGTGACCATCAGGCGCGTTACCACAGGCGCTTACAACCCAACCACGGGCGTTGCAACACCAACTGCATCTGAGTCTGTGATTCGCGGCTTGCTTGAAGATGTAACCGAACGGGAGATCAACGATCTGATCAAGAGCACCGACAAGAAGCTGACGATTGCCGCTGCTGATCTTGCGTATGAACCTGCGGTATCAGATCAGGTGACGGTATCCAACCGCATCATGCAAGTTGTTGAGGTGCGAAAAATTGAGCAGGACAATACGCCTATTGTGTTTGAAATGTTCCTGAGGGAGTGATATGGCTGGGACGATTAGGGTCAGTGATATTGGCAAATATGCCGAAGGGCAGTTCAATAAGCTGATTACTGCAGCAGTATTGACGGCTGATCAACGCTTGAAACTTGCAAGCCCTGTTGATACTGGCCGTTTTCGCGCTAGCTGGGCAATTGGTCAAAACGCTGCACCGTTTGAAGGACAAGGCGAGGGCCAATATCCAAATAATCCACCACCGAACGCCGTCAATTACAGTCTCGGCAATGAAAGTGTTGGAAACGTCTACAGCATCCATAACAACCTGATCTATGCAGAGCCTTTAGCTCGCGGACGCAGCAAGCAAGCTCCAGATGGGTGGGTTGATGGAATCGCCAAAGACATTCAAACTTACGTCAACGCCGAAGCGGACCGCATTGGTCGATCATCGTGAGCCTTAACACTGTCCGCGCCTACATCGAAAACCGCATCGCGACGGAATTTGCCGCTTCGCCTGTACTGCAGGTTTCATATCAAAACGTCCCGTTCACGCCACCCAATAACGCAAGCTGGATTCAAACCAGCATCATCTGGGGCGATTCCGCCTACATGACCATTCTCACCACGTCATCCCGTGGTACTGGTGCAGGCTTTGACCGACGCAACGGCACTCTTGTATTCAACATCTTTAGCCCTCGTGGTGGTGGTCCCGGAGCCGGTCTGACAATTGCTCAGCGCTGCATCACGCTCTTCTCACGTTTACAGCTAGAAAATATAAAGTTTGACGCTGCAAATGGTCCGCGGGTCATTGAACCGTCGTCACCGGAAGGGTTTTCACAGATGCAAGTGGTAATAACTTTTGAGGCATACGAGCAAAGCTAGAATCACTTCAGCCACTACCGTTCACAAAAATGGCTGTCACTGTTTTGTCCGGTACGTCCGGCGCCCTCTACTACAAGCCCGCTGGAACCACCGGTACATTCGGTGAGTCTGGTGTAAATACTTCTACTGAAACAATCACTGTTGAGCCTTACCTCAATTTCAAGGTTGGCGATCCCGTCAAATTCCGTCTGGTTAATAGCCAAACTGGCGAAGCTGGTACCGGAACCCTTCCCGCTGGTCTTTCTGCGGGTACGACTTATTACGTGATTGCTTACACCGCAAGCTCTGGCGCGCTGCAGGTTTCTGCTACCGCTGGTGGCGCTGCTGTAAACATCACCGATGACGGCACTGCCGCAGCACCAAACGAGTTTGAGGTGTATTACGCCGATTTCGCTGCTGTCGGTCAGGTTCAGTCTTGGTCGTTTGAGATCAGCCGAGCTGAAATTGACGTGACCACCATTGGTCAAACCGCTGGTCAGTACGCACCTTTCCGTGCTTATATCCCCGGCTTTGCCGATGGCACTGGCACAGCAAC